TAGAGGGACAATCTACTGCTTATATTACTAAAGTTTTCAAACACAAAAATACATTCCTAGCCGCAACGAATTCAAACTATTGTGAAAATCTGAGAAGAGGACATAATTCAAATCATGTGTGGTTCATAATCAGTGGTAAACTCATTATACAGAAATGTTTCTGTCGTTGTGAAACACTCAGGGGAAGGAAGGATGGTTTCTGTAAAGATTTCTGTGGTCGTCGTCATGAATTACCGAGTTCCATAATCAATAAGTTGTATCCCAAAAAAGAGGAAATCCAAAATTGTCCAGAAATTAAGAAATTTGTTGAAAAACCCCAACCTAAACAAACTGAGATAAAACCCCTATTACAGAGATTTGTTCGGAAATTTATGGATAACCAGTTGGACACTACAATTGTGAGTGTAAAGAGAAACAAAAACAACTACGTAGCCCTCACGACCTCAATGTACTGTGAATCTATCAAGGGGGAACACGCAGATCATGTAATGTCTTATATCATCAAGGGTAATAAAATAACACAACAGTGTCCAATTTGTAAAGGTAAAAAGAATATAGCTAGAACACATCAGATTATCGATAATAATCTCGTAAAACTACTTAAACAATAATACAGAGTACTAGTAAATGGTTATAGTTACTCGTACCCGTTCAGGAAGACATATAAAGAAACCTGCTCTATTCCAGCCCACGGAAAGTGTTTTAGAAGACGATTACGGTACGGATGAACATGATACTGATATAGATTCTGAATTAGACACAGACGACGAATTATACGATGAAGACAGTGAAGAGGAATATGAAGAAGACGCAGACGAAAATGGCAATCTCAAGGACTTTGTGGTAGAAGATGAAAGTGAAAGTGAGGAAGAAAGCGCTTAAAAAAAACCGTTTATATATTAGAAAATGGAAACTGATATTGGTAACCCCATTGAATATAATCCTGTTCTTCAAGAAGTTCCAGAGGAGAAAGATGAAAGTAACGAGAAACACTCTGAGGAGTATTACTTTCATCCATCTGATTATCCACCGCAACCACCACCTTATCAAGGTCAAGAATCATTCGATTTATTCAAGAATGTTGATAAATCAACATGGATCATAGCGTTTGCTGTATTTTTACTTGGATTTTTTATGGGGAAAACCATGCAACCAGTTATCCTCAGGTACACTTGAGAATGGAACAAACTTTCCTATATTACCAACTTTTGGAGGTATGAAATGATTGATAAAAGGATCCCTGTACGTATCCTTAATAAAACCAGCAGTAGTACTGGCTTCAGGTTCCTTAACCTTTTTCTTCTCCTTTTTGTTTTCTGGGGTCATCCCCTCAAAAAACAAAATAAAGAAAGCACTGACGAGAATGATTGTTACGATTGTACCAATCATTTAGTATTAGTTATGAAAATTATTTACTTGGAAGAAACTTCGGGTTCACCTTCATCCTTTGATTCCTCGATCGTAGCCTCAGTAGAAGCGGCAGCTTCCTCGCGCTGCTTCTGACGATCCTTCATCTCTTGGGCAACAATCTCATCAGCCTCCTTGACGAGATCCTCCATATTGGCATCAGGCTTCTCCTTCTTGAGACGCTCTAGAACCTCAGCTGGGTGAGAGATGGGAGCCTCATCGGGTTTCGTGTAGAAGGTGGAGTTGTCGTCACCAGGGGCAAAGCCAGTCTTGTCAGCCATACCTTGCTTACGTTCGTTAAACATACGAGCAGCCTGAGCCTGATTCTCCTTGTAACCAGTCATGATCTCCTCAAGCTTATCATTGGTATAGTGAACATCCTCAATCTTAGAAGAGTCGGGTGGAATGAGGAGCCACTTGTACATGTCAACGACGTAGATGTCAAACGTGGGATCCTCCTTCTGAAGACGCTTGGCGTGATTCGCAGCCTCATCGCGGTTCGCGAAAGTTCCTCGGATTTTGATACCAAACTTATCATTCTTCTGAGGGCACTCGGGACCAACAATAGAAAGGCAAGCGAAAACCTGACCGGGGACGGTTGTATAATCTTGTTCGAGAGACATTATACCTTTTGAACGTTTGTAAACTTTAAGCCCTAAGTAGAGAATTAAAGATATGAAACTATCATGAATTATGGAAGAGATTCGTAAAAATCACAACGACACCAAGAGAGAGCTCATTCAATGTGTGACAAAGAGTGGTCATCATATTCTCGATGTGGGTTGTGGGTTTGGTGGAGATCTTCAAAAATGGCACAAATGTGGTGCCAATATCAACATGTGTGACCCGGAACCCGCGGCTCTCGTTGAAGCCAAGTCTAGGGCAAAAAATATGCACATGCGTGTGAACTTTTACGAGGGTGACATACACAACTGTCCAAAGCGAAAATTTGACGTTGTCTGTTTCAATTTCTCATTACACTATATCTTCAAGACTAGGGATCTCTTCTTCAGTTCAATCCATGAAATCCGAAAACGCGTAAAACCAGGTGGACTTTTGATAGGTATCATCCCAGATTCCGAAAAGATCATTTTCAAAACACCACTCCAGGATGACATGGGAAACTTTTTCAAACTCAAAGATCATGGGAATGGTGGATTTGGTGAGAAGTTGTTTGTACACCTCACGGATACCCCCTACTACGCAGAGGGACCCAAGTCGGAACCGGTTGGGTACAAGGACCTATTGGTTACACATCTAGAGGAGCTTGGTTTTAAATTACAACTTTGGGAGGGTCTTCGAGGTAACCCAATCTCAGAGTTGTACAGTAAATTTATCTTTGCTTATACTAGATGATACCCTTTTTAGTATTGATCGTGATCAACTTGATCATACTTTTCATGATACGTGAACCAGAGAATTTCGCAGAAGTCAAGAAGAGGTACAAAATTCTCAGAGAACATATTGAGAAAACGAATAATGAAAAGTTTCGTGTGTTGATACGTCCAATTCCCTTGACAGCACTGAGGAATATGTCAGGGACGGTGGGTTACAATGTGAACAAAGGGGCGGACATAACCATATGTATAGATGGTGAAGTGAATGAGATTATGCATGTGTTGATTCACGAGCTTGCGCACAGTACAGTGCCCGAGTGGACACATTCTGATAACTTCTGGAACAACTTCATGGAGTTGAGAGGGATATGTGAATCTATAGGAATTTACACTAGATTACCAGACAAGACCAAATTCTGCGGTCAATACATTCAGGATAAATAAAATCTCGTAATAAGATAAATGCAAACTCCTGTTAATGATATGTTGGCAGCGATTTTTTCGTGGGTTGTGTTCTACGCGGTTACACAAGTCCCTAAGCACACTGATAACTACTACGCAAACCTAATCTTCTTAACCGTTGTTATTCCCAACGCCGCTCGCGCCATTGTTGGTGACATTCCCCGTCTCGCAGTCGATCGCTCTTTCTTTGCTATGGCGACCCTTTTCGCGCTCATCATCACCTTCGCTATTAACGAATGGTGGAAGCGTTCTAAGGATACTGTCAAGAATTTTCATAAGAGTGATAGAAGGAAGCATTTGGAGTTGAACGGTGTTTTAGCTACCGCTTTCATTGGCGGTGCTTTACTTACGTACTTCAGTGGTATAGATAACTCTATCTATAACAACATGATGCAGGCTTAAGCCTTGATAATGTAGCTCTTCGCGAAGAAGAAGATGAGAGCAGCTACTCCTCCAGTAGTTGCGAGACCAACCATACTTCTACCCCCTTGTTCGTTAAGGAACTTGGGGATAGAGGTCGCAAGACGATCTTGGATGGGCTTACTAACAGCAATAGCAGTACAAACAGCTACAACCAGAGAAGTAAGCTGATCATCGGTGAGATTGAGAGGATTTTTGCTCTCAGGAGCCTCCTCCTTAGTTTTTTGGGTGGAGGGATAAGCAGCTTGAGGTTGAGCAGCGACCATTTGAGGCATAACACCCTGTACCCTGGGATCCTCGGTCATCGCGGGTGGTTCCATCATAATGTCATTAATGGGTGTAGAGTCCATCGTGTCTTTATTTGTACTCATATTTTTTTCCTCTTGTTTAAACGCTGTAGAAGGTTTATCTTGGGTCTGTAATGGTACCATTCCTTCACCATCGTCAAATAGGTTCATAGTGTACACGTGTTCGGAAGACATGTTATTATAATCGTATGTTTTCTTGAAGTGTTAAGTGACGCGCCTATTTCTTTTTCGTGATTGTGAGCTTGGTTTTCTTCGTCGTCTTTTTGGCGTCCTGTTCCACTTGATTTATATGCTTTGGGTTGTACATCTTTTTATGCATATTCCAAAGTTGGGGGCTACCAACCCTGAAGTTTTTCCTAAGAGTTGCCTTGTACCAAAATACACAATCCTGAATTTTATTACTCTTAACGGTGTTATCCAGTACCAGGCATTCGTAGTTTTCCGTACAGGCGTCCATGACTTTACAAAACATATCGAAAGATGGAAAAATCCCAAAGAATGACTTGTACAGTTTCTCTCTATTTTGTATGATGTTCTCTCTCAAAATAAAGACATAATCCACGTTAGCACGAAGAGCTGGTGGTAAGTCCATGACATACTGCATTGTAAGCATAAAGAAGATCTTCCAATGACGACCATTCATAAAACATTGCCGAATACATGTGTCCTTTAGAAACTTCGAATCGTACATACAATCATCCAAAAGCATAAACGCTCCACAATTTGTTTTCCCCCCACCAACCAGCTTTCTCTGTCTAGCCATAACCCTCTCTATAGCATCTCGATCGTAATCACCATATACGAATAGGTCAGGAATGAATTCGGAATAAAAATGATTTCCCTCTTCTGTTCCAGAAAGCACTATCCCCGCTGGTAAATGTTTCTTATGATACATAATGTCCTTAACTAGGGTTGATTTACCTGTATTACGCTTTCCTATGAATACACAAACCCGATCATCCGTGATAGTCTCAGGTTTGAATTTCTTCAACTGAAGATTCATTCTAGTATAGCGCTCCGTTTTATTTACCAAAATTTTACTCATATACAGTAGGAATGGCTGGTCGATTAAGACTTGCTACATCAGGAATCCAAGATCAGTGGTTAACTGGTGAACCACAGTTTTCATATTTCCTGATGAATTTCAAGAGGCATACGAAGTTTTCGTTCGACTATGTAGAGAGCCAGTTTGATGGGAAGATTGATTTCGGTAGTCTTCTCACATGTAGAATTCCTGGTGACAAGGGAGATCTCATCAAGAACCTTAACCTTAAGGTTACTCTCACAAATCCAAACCCCAGTGCCAACGTATGGAGTAAATCTATAGTATCACATCTTATAGATTACGCTGAATTGGTTATTGGTGGTCAAGTTGTACAAAAGATTACAGGGGAATACATTTACATGTATCAGCAGCTTCATAGTACCAATGATGATATTGAACAGACTCTATACTTCTTAAATGGACATGGTAACATACTTGCATATACTGGTGAGTACTCATACTTTTTAGACTTACCATTCTATTTCTATAGAAACCCTAGTCTATCTATACCAACATGTGCCCTCACAAAACAAATCGTGGAGGTTAGAATCAAGACGAGACCCCTGAGAGAACTTATACACTTTGGTGCACCTGAAACGATTAATGCTTCTATAAAGAAGTTCTCATTGGATACAGAGTTTGTGTATCTCACTGATGATGAAAAGGGATTCCTGGTATCTAGACCAATTGATTACGTCATTACACAACTCCAGATTGCCAAATTCAAGATGGATCCCGGTGAAAAGAAAAAATCTGTGCTACTCAAGTTTTCTCACCCTGTAAAGGAACTCCTATTTGTATCACAATCAGAGGATTCAGTTCAAAATAACTATCCAAATCAGTATAATACAATTACAAATGCTGAACTTCGGTTTAACAATGAGGTTGTTTTCAATAGGAACAATCTGTTTCTGACCTATGAACAACCTTTCAAACATCATATAAACTCTCCACAGGCTTCTAGTACCTCCAAATTTGGTATGTATTCCTTCTCCTTACAACCCGAGATGTACTATCCAACGGGGCAGGTGAATATGAGTCGTATATCTCACAAACTGTTTACAATTGAGATTGATCCATTAACTACAACAGACTAC